TTCGTTGAAGCCCTCAACAGAGAAGAGGTGATAGACGATGACAAAGATTAAGTCCGCAGACATCCTGCCTGGTGATGTAGTTAAGTTTGAATTTGGTGACTACGACAACTGGGTTACGGTGAGAATTGACCAGGTGGAGTACCCTGACGCAGACACCAATAGTCACTACCGTCAAAAATTGGTTTGGCATTTCCTGGCCGAGGAAGCTAACTTCCCGCAACCTAAGCACTACACACAGTATACTTGCTATGGCGACCCCAATGAATATATTGATTTAATTGAAAGGAAGTAGTTAAAAATGAAAGGTAAAATAGTTATAGAGTTATTGAACGACGATAAGTTGTCTGTTGAGATTAAGGCAAGAATGAAGGAAGAGGACAAAGTTCAGATTCTGCTGAGCCTCGCACAGAGCTTGTCGGACCGTGATGCGGATAAAACCGTAGAGCTGTTGGAAAAGACCGGTCTCCTCGCTATCATCAATATGGTGCACCCCGTAAGCGAAGTTCGGGTAGCTGATAAGGAAACAGGCACACAGATTGACTCTGACTTCCTGAAATTCCTTGAGGGTCTCGCCGATGGGAAAGAGCGTAGTTAAGCAGAGAATTTGCCCTGAGTGTGGTAGGGAATTTGTTGGCAATTTACAGCATTGTTCTGACGAGTGCAGACACGCTTACCACACTCGCAAGGCGAGGGAGTCCTGGCGCAAGCACCATAATCCTACCTCAACCCGAGTCAGGTGGAGAGGTTGCAACGAGGACTGTGAGCATTGCCCATACCCGGACTGTTATAAACCAGAAGGGAGCTTTTGATTATGAAAACTAAAACGAAAACGAAAGACCGTACACTCACTCGCGCAAGGTCAGTAGCTATTTATGTAACCACCAGCAAATGCACGGTGAGAGAGGCAGCAACGCACTTCGGTGTTTCAAAGACGACCATACATAAGGACATCATAGAAAGGTCGAAAATTGCTTCACCGTTTTGGCACCAGCAGGCTATGAAGGTCCTCCGCAACAATAAGGAGGACCGAGCCCGCAGAGGTGGTTTAGCGACTCAAGAAATTTGGCACAACCGTGCCCTTCTGAGGAGACTTGACGTATGAAGCCTAGATGTACTTGTGAGGTGTGTTACACTCAAGAGTCGTTTAAAGAGTTTACGCGAATTGCTTCAAATGAAGTTGGAACCTGGACGCTGCTTCGTCTCAAAGACCCTGAATGGTTGGAGCAGGCCAAACACTTGGAGGAGATACTTCCCTTTAGGCCTGCCTCAATTTCATCGTGCAAGTTCAAGATGATGTACTGCTGTGGTAGCTGTTTCAGAAACTGTAGCTATAGGTGCGTGCAAGACATTTACACCAAGCTAAACCTGATGTATGCAGCTGAGGTGCAAAAGAAATCAGCATTAGCAAACATCCTATTCGCAACCCTAAGTAATCCTGATGTAACCTATTCGCAACTAATTAAGTTATTCAACGATATTGTATTTTCAAGGAGAGATGAACCTTATGTATTGGACTATACTCCGCAGTATGTTTATACCCACCTCGGCAAGGATGGCCGGAAATTCAAGAAGGTCAATAAACAGACAGGTGAACTGCTTATTAGGCCTTGGCCTGAGACTGGTCTTTGCCCTTATTGTCAGCCTAATTATACTATTCAGTCTCGCTATTACAGGCGACCTCGTAAAGACGGAGGAACCGATTGAGTACCCACCTGGTCGGTTTCAGATTGTAGAGGACGAGGATGAGCATAATCGAGCACAAGAGGAAGGACAGCCTATTTTACCAGACCTGGAGCCTGAGCCAAATCCGTATATCAAGTATGTTAACTATGGTGAGTGCCGTATAACTGCTTATTGTGGTTGCAGCAAATGCTGTGGCAAATGGGCGAACAATCGCCCTCTCAATGAGCAGGGCACTCCACAGGTGGTAGGTGCAAGCGGTGAAGTCTTATCCCCCAACATTAGCGTTGCCTCAAGTCTGCCGTTTGGTACTAAGTTGAGGATAGCAGGGTTAGAGCAGGAATTTGTTGTTCAAGACAGGCCTGCACAGTCCATCCTCAACAAATACAATGATATGATTATAGATGTGTATTTTGAAAGCCACGAGGCAGCGATACAGTTCGCCTCAACAATAGACGATTATAGAGAGGTGTTCATTATTGTTTAAGTGCAAAGAATGTCCCAACCGTCAGCCTGGCTGTCACGCACATTGCGAGTCATACTTAGAGGAGAAGCATCGACTCGCCGGGATTAGAGAGCAAGAGCAGTTTAACAATTCATTTAAAGCATACGAGATTGAAAAGCATTTACATATTAAGAAAAGAGGTAATTATAAATGAGTTTTGAATGGATAGCACAGCTAGATGATAGGAGGGATGTAGTTTGGTTTCGTACCCAGGAGCGTATTCAATTTATGCGGGAGTCCAGCAAGAGAGGTTTAAGATACGATTATGAGTACTCTCGCAGACCTGGCTGGATGCGTGCTAAAGTGCAGTACCCCGACAAGATAAGACACCTGGGCAAGCCCGGGTACTTCTTGCACATTCAGCGCAATGCAACTTACCTGTGCAAGACAAAGGAGTCGATAGGTATTGCTATAAACAGTTTTGAGTTTGAGGACATTCAGCGAAGGTTTAAACTGCATAAGGTAGAAACAGCAGATACCTGGTTAGGTTCTGTGGAAATATATGTGCTTGGTGAGGAGGTGAATGGCAAATGAGTGTCAAAATAATTAAGTATGGCAACTTAAAGGATATTACCTATAGATTTACTTGCCCTAACTGTGGATGCATATTTGAGGCAAATGGCGATAGTGTAGCTACAGATGTGTCGCGTAATGCACGTGGAGGTGCCTGTAATCAGAAACATTTAGCCACGTGTCCGTGTTGCGGTAGGTTTGTAGCAGGCGTAGAGGTGAGTGAATAAGAATGACAAACGAGGAAGCTGTACTCCTCTTGCAAGAGCAGTACGAAAGAGCAAAACAGTTATCATATGTTCAAAAACCGTTAGCGTGAGCGTTATACCAAGTTTGGAAGAAAGCCGACAAGAGCCGACGAAAGGAAAGATGAGAGATGACATATTTTAATACACAAATAGACCACGAGAAAAATACTTATTCAATTCAATTTGAAACAGATGATAAACAACTATTTAAGATGGTTGAAGAAGCTTGCAGAAAAGCTGTTGACGATATAAGAGCGGTGCATTACAAAGAAAGAATGGTTGGTGAGCAACGATGAGTCCTGATGATATGCGTTTTATTGTAGCACGCGTCTACGGCCCTAATGCTAAGGAGTGGAAGCGTAAGGTTGCTAAGATGACAGATGCACAGGTATGTGCTATATATTACAGTATGCTAAAGCGTGGCCAGATAAGGTAGTCTCCTCAACATTGCCGCAATAAACCTGTATCAGTTAAATTGAGAGAATTCAAGTAAATGTGGATTTTTTTCAAAAGATATTATATAATATAATTAAGGTAAGAAGGAAAACCTTCAACCAAACTAAAAGGAGGACAAGATTATGTCAAAAGAAAACACATCAGTAGCAGAAAAGAACGCTCTTGAGCAGGTTATGGAGAACCTCGGTACTCCGTCGCTTAAGGCAATCGCAATGGTATTAGGCCTTGCTCCGGTTCGTATTTATTACGTAGCTAAGCAGCCTAAAGAGGGTTGTGTGTATGACCCGCACGTGTACAACTGGGACGCTATAGCGCGCTTTGTTGAGAAACGTTTCAATGCAGACGAAGGTCTCGCTACTTTCGCTGACGTTGTTGAAGCTGCTCTCAAGAAAGATGAAGAGCTTAAGTTGATAGACGGTCGCAGAGGTTCAGGCTCCAGCGCTGCTAAAACTACCATCGTTGATGGCAAGACCATTGCACTTCGCAAATTTGCGAATTTCGAGCAGGACGCTCATATGCCCATTTGCTTCAAGAAAGACGACGCTGTTTATGCTATCGTTCTTCAGACAGCCAGCCACACTGTTATCCGCTCTATATCCAGCCTCGAGCCGCTGACCTTTAACAGCGAGGAAGTTAAGGTTATATCCAACGGTATGCTCAATATGAAGGGTGTCGGCCCTGCTGCGATTGAAGAGACGGCTAAGAAACGCTTCGAGCGTATTGCTGCTGAAGCAGCCGAAGCCAAGGCTGCAACAACTGAAGCGGCAGAATAATTGATGACAAAGGCTGGGTGATTGGCCCAACTCCCGTTCCGCCCACCCAGCTTGTCATATATAAGAATAGGCCTCAACACGATGTGTAGAGACTACGATGAATACTCAAATTCACGATGCTAATTCACGAATTTGACTACACTGACTAAACACTGCGGATGGTGTTGGGGCCTATTCTTTTACTATATTATTAGGAGGTGACTATATGCCAGACATAAATTGGAAGCAGTTACAGGAAGCTATCCACCTTGTAGCTGATAGTAATATCCCCAGAGTGGATACTAAAGACGGTATTAAAGTGTACCGTGTAAAAAACGTAATAAGAATTGACATTAAATCGGAGGAGAAATAATTATGAAAATTGATTTTACAACAGACATTGTTCGTGTGGCTTTTAATTTAGGTGCACCGGATGCTATGAAGACAGACCCTGCTAATTTTAAAGCATACACATTCCGCGTTCCCAGAGCATTGAAGGGCTCGTTAAGTCCCTATGATAAGGTAGTAGTACAGTGCAGGAATGGCTCCTTCGCTATTGCTACGGTTGTAGGGACGAATGTGTATATTCCCAATGCAGATGAAGCAGAGCTATCCTATGTTGTAGCTCGATGGGGCACTGCAGCTCTTGAGGAGCAGTTAGCTATCAATGAGCGAATTCAGACTGTTCAGACTGGCTTGCGGAAAATGAAAGAGCAGTTCGAGAAAGATGCTATTTATGAAATGCTTGCACAGAAGAGTCCCGAGGCTGCGGCCTTGTTGAAGGAGCTGAAAGAGTTGAGGGAGGGCACCCCCAATGAGAATTGATGTTTCAGAAGTAAAGACTTTCCGGACCTGTAAACGGCAGTGGCAGTTATCCTCCCGCAACTATATGCACCTTACCGCAACTAAGCCGGCACCTGCTTTGATAATGGGTACGAAGTTTCACGAGGCGCTGGGCAAGTTGTACTTGGGCATACCTCTTGATAAGGTTATGTCAGACCTCAAGGATGGCCTTGTTGATGGGGAAGAGGCCCTTCTCAATATGATACCTGGTTATGCTCGAGAGGTGTTGCCTTTTGACCTTGAGAGGTTTACCGTGCTGGACATAGAGCATCATTTTAGCTTTGTCCCAACTACCTCGCAAGGTGAGGTGTTTGACCCTGACCTTATGATATGCGGTTCTATTGATATGATAGTTCTTGAGGAAGCTACCGGCAAGGTGTTTGGCTTTGAGCATAAGACTACTAAGAACTTCAGAGAAGAGAACTTCATATGGATGGACGAACAGCCGCGAGTGTACACTAAAGCCCTTCAGCAGTATGTCAACAAAATGAATGAGCACGCTGTTGAGGAATGGGAAGCGCGTGGTGCAGACCAGAATAATCCCCCGCAACAGTATGAGGTTGGCGGCATATTCCTCAATGAAGTGAAGAAGCTTCTTAGACAGTTTCAATACCAGCGCACCTTATGCCAGTATACTGATGAAGACCTCGATAACTTCTTTGATGCCTTCCTCAACACCTGTGCAGAATGTAAAAAGTATTCCTCCAATGAAAATTTGTTTCCTGCGCCAACACCCAGCTACTTTGCGTGTCAGATGTGCTCTTTTAAGAGTGTGTGCTCTACATATATGTATAACAATCTGCATCGCAAGGAAATTCTTGATAGCTTTAGCGACGAGTTTAAGGAGCGAGAGATGGACCACTTGGATGAGAAAACCGAGGTTTCTACTCAGAAGTAGTATTAGTCAAAAAAGTTATTAAATAAAATTCAAGTAGTTTATTTGATTTTTACAACAGAATAGTATATAATATAATACGAAGGAGGCATTAAAATGGTTTATGGAATAATATTCTTCTCTTTGGCAATCGTTCTGAATTGGTTATTCATAGTAGGAACGGGTCTCAATTCCGATGCGAAGAACATTCTTGGTGTTTTAACTGCAATCGAGTTAGTAGCTCTCCTCGTATTATGCTTACTTGCGAGGTGATAATGTGAACGTAATCGATGTAGAAAACAGCACCGTAGACAAAGTATTTGCGCTGGTGTATGGAGCGAGCGGAACAGGTAAGACTCATTTAATGGGTACGCTTGGTGAACTTGGTAAAGTCTTGATTATAGATATTGACCAAGGCGTCAAGACAATTCAGTTCGCTCAGGACCTCAAAAAGTACCATCCTAATATCACAGCTGTGTCGTTTGATAGGTTTAAAGACCTTGATGCCGCTGCAAAGCTGGTTGAGAAAAATGACCCAGCTCTCTGGTCAAAGGAGTTCGGAGTCTCTATTACAGAGCCGTTTGACTGGGTTTGTTGGGATACCTGGTCAGAGATACAGTGGTCTATGATGCAAGAGCTTCGCTCCAAGGACAGCGAGATGAAGGGTGTAGGTTTAAATTTTCGCAAGGGTATTCAGATACAGCACTGGGGAATGATGACCGACCTTAATAAGCTTGCAGTTGAGGAGTTAAGGAAATGTAAGGTAAACCAGGTGTTTACTATGCAAGAGAAGCTTGAGAAGGACGAATTAACGGGACAAATTTATGGCGGCCCCGCAATCCACGGTAAGCTGGTCCAAGAGATGCCTGCATACTTTGACATAGTTGTACATACTATGACAGACCTTAGTGGTAAGTTCTGTGCAACTACAAAAAGTAAAGGCAAGTGGCCAGGTAAAACGCGTATAGGCTCTGGTCAGGATTTCGTCAATCCGACCGCAAAAGACATCTTCACGGTGTAGAAAAAAAATAATAGTCTGTGCCAGAACACCAGACAGAAGGGAGCTCAATTATGAGCTATTTAAGAAAAACTGGACGCACACTCAATGTGCTGCTGAGAAGCGTACCAGGTTATGTAACTGCAGCATATGTAGTATCCGTAGTGTGTATGAATCTGCTTGCGAATAGAGAGATTTATTCTTCTCAATCGTTTTGCATAGATACAGGATTAGCTGTTTCGTGGATAGCTTTCTTGTGTATGGACTGTGTATGCAAAAGGTTCGGAGGTAAGGCCGCAATCCTGCTCAATATATTCGCAATGTGTATGAACTTACTTACCACTGTATTATTTGCTTTGTTAATGCTTATTCCAGGTCACTGGGCAGAGATGTATAATGCAGGCGATGCAGCTAATGCTGTTAATGCGGCGTTGAACAATACACTTGCTGGTTCCTGGTATGTAGTAATTGGTTCTTCAATTGCTATGGTAACCTCAGGATGTGTTAATGCTGCACTCAATATGTGGGTAGGTAAAAAAGACCACGGTAGCTATTGGGGCTTTTTATTAAGGAGTTCTATCTCAACTGCAATAGCTCAGTGGACAGACAACTTAGTGTTTGCTATCCTCGTGTCGAAAGTATTCTTCGGATGGACTTGGCCACAAGTGTTCATCTGTGCAACTACCTCAATGGTAATTGAGTTAGTACTCGAGTTGATATTCTCTCCGGTAGGCTACAAAATGTCTAAAGAATGGAAACGCGAGAAGGTCGGTCAGGAATACATCGACTGTATAACTTCGGGAGAATAGCTCCCGCTGCGCTCAGAGTCTTTACTCTTTTCAGCTCTGAGCTGCAGAGTGCACTTTAGTTATAAAGTTTACTCTGCTGCCCAGAGCAGCGTAAATTTAGTCGACCGGACGTAAAACGGTAGAGGACGGGAACGATATACCCTATCCTCGGAGGAGTACTTATGGTAACATTTGATTTCAGCAACGTCCCCAGCAGAGAGCTGCTTGAAGAAGGCGTGTACCACCTTCGGATAGCTCAGGTTGAGGAGAAGCAGTCCTCGACAGGTAATCCGATGCTCGCGGTTACTTACGATGTTCTCGATGTTGACGGCAACCGCAAGGTTTGGGACAACTACGTTCTCATAGACAAGTGTCTGTGGAAGGTTCAGGAGTTGTTCAAAGCTATCGGCATTGACACCTCGGAGATTGTTGAGATGGATGTCCAGGAGTTAGTAGGCCAGGAAGTCCAGGCAAAAATTATACAGGAGCCTTACGGCGACTCAATTCAGAATCGCGTTAAGAAAATTATGCCTCTTGGATAATATGCCGCAAGGGAGAGAGGCTCGCAAGAGCCTCTTTCTTATTCTAAGAACGAGGTGATATGTTGATATACGATGAGTTTGTCAACTTTGTAGAGCGAACGGGAGAGCAGCTATATGCCTGCTGTCCATTTCACGCTGAAAAAGAGCCCTCATTTACCGTCAATACAGAAACAAAAGAGTGGTACTGTCACGGCGAGTGTAGCTGTGGTGGTGGTGAGGTTTCTTTTATTGAAAAGTACTTTGATGTTGATAAGGATGTCGCGAAGTATGCTTTAGAATACTATGGCACACACAAGCGGATGCCTTTCCCAACAGAAGAGACTATTGAGGATTGGCATAATGCTCTCCTCAATAGCCCAGCAGACCTTAAAATACTACACGGCTTTGGAATTACAGATGAAGTTATTTCTGAGTTGTGCCTAGGGTTACAGGACTCAAGGATTATATTTCCTCTCAAGTCCAAAAGAGGCTACTGGGTAAATGCGCGTAGATACTTGCCTCCAACCAAGCGTGCTGGCTATAACAAGGTTCCTAAATGTCTCAACATTCAGGGATTAGGTCAGCGTAGATATTATCCATATACTGCCTTTGAAGATACCTCAAGACCTATTGTAGTGGTTGAGGGAGAGAAGGATATGGCTGCCGCAAGGTCCTGCGGTTACAATGCAGTGACAGGTACAGGCGGCAGTGCTATACCAATGGATGAGTTGAGCTTGTTCAAAGGTAAGGACGTAGTCCTTATGCTGGATACAGATAAGGTTGGGCAAAAGAATACTACGATATATGTACAGATGCTTCGTAAACTGGCTAAGTCCTTGCAGATTGTTACTTTACCATATAAGGATTTCGTTGAGTATTACGAGCACGTTGGTAGAGATGCGGTTGACATATGGGAATATGCACACAGTGCTGAGGTGTCGTCTGAAACAGATACTAATGCTGAAGCGCAGGATGTATCCTTAGTGCGAAGCGAGTTTGCAGAGAACTTAAACACCTGGATACGACTAAAGAATATGAGCGTTGTAGGTGTAGAGCCTCGCATTTACTCTATTCCAACAAAACTGAAATGTAGATGTAACAATTCCAAGTGCACTAAGCCTTGTCCTTTAGCTGTCTCCAGCACTCCTGTTGAGACAGATATTGACCCGAGACAGATGCTTCAGTTTATTGACTCCGCTGACTCAGCTCAAGATAAGTATCTAAAACAGTTGTTCGGTTGCAAGTCAGTTCAAGCAGAGCCGCACGACTTTATCAATATTCAAAAGATTATATTCCAAGAAAGTGCAAGCTTTATTGACGGGTTGGAAGAAGCTTCTTTTGAGAACCGTTACGGTGTTTATATGTATACCGATTACAGGCTGTCCGCAACCTTAAAGTATGACTTTGAGGCTTGCAGAGTTACGGACCCTAGGTCCCAGCAGAACTACTATGTTATCAGAGAAGCGAAGAGCGTTGCTACAACTATTCCACAGATTGAGGATAATGTGCTAAGTAAGTTTCGCAACATTGCAAATAAATGCAGTAGTGGATTAGACCTTATTCAGCAACATTACAACGAGTGGATGCCGGCGTTAAGTATTGAGGGAAGACCTGACCTGTTTGGTGCTTTACTTCTTACATACTGTAGTGTTACCGAGATACCTTGGCAAGGTGGTTTGCTCAAGGGCTGGTTGGACACAATGGTAATCGGCGATACTCGAACAGGTAAATCTCAGATGGCACAACGCTTTATAAAGCAGGTGCAGATGGGGTCTTACATTAACGGTGAGAACGCTCGTCGTACTGGTGTTATTGGCGGTGTACAACGTTTCGGAGATAGTTGGGTAGTAACCTGGGGAGCTATTCCGATGAACGATAGAGGTTTGCTGGTGATTGATGAGGCTTCCGGTCTGGATGTTGATGACATCAAGGACCTCTCCGCAACACGTTCAAGCGGAGCTGTCACACTTAACAAAATTGTTAAGGGTGAAGCAAGAGCTAGGACAAGGTTGTTGTGGTTAAGCAACCCTCGTTCCGGTCGCAACTTATCCGATTTTTATTGGAAGGGATACGGAGCATTTCAAGAATTTATTCCCATTATGGAAGACCAGGCTCGATACGACCTGGTGCTTACAGCAGCTCGAGAAGACCTGGATGTGATTGAGGGAGTAGATAATATTACTCAGCCTGATGTATCCAGTTGGCGAGAGCTATTCAGTATAGCTTGGACCCTTCAACCTGATCGCATTTCGTTCCCTGAGGGGTTCAGGGTTGCAATGCGAGATGCTTCTCATCAACTAAATGACCGTCTTGGTGGAGGACCTTTAGTAGTAGGTGTTGCAGTACACGAAAAGCTTTTGCGCTTAACTTGTGCCTTTGCTATGCTATGTGGTTCTATCTCCGGTGGTCACTTGATGATTGAGCTAAAGCATTTAGACTGGGCAGTAGAGTTTCTTGAGAGTACTCTTAATAAACCATCGTTAGGTTACGGCGACTATATTAGAGAGTTCAAGAGAGCTCAGCAAAAGAGAATGGATAATATGAACTACATCAGAGTTCTTATTACAGCACATCCCGCAATTAAAGCGTTGCTTTCATCAAGTAACTTCAGAGGGTTCCAATTTAAGGAAATACTTGGTCTTGATGGTGATGAAAGCTCTAAGATACTGTCTGACCTTATCACAAGAGGTTTGTTGAGGCCAGGTGCGAATGCTTGTTACATACCTGATAAGGTGTTGATGGAAATTTCAAAGGAGATGGAGGTATAGATATGGACACAAAAGCATTTGAAGAGCTTCTTCAGAAATATCCCAAGTTGGAGATGTTCATAGGAGCAGGTACAATTGGGCTGAAGACTGCAAGAGATATTCTTAATGTTGACCGTTGGAGGATGCAAGAGATATTTCAAGCACTTATATGTTGTGGTGCTGTAAATGCTTGTGGTAATACCTCCTGGAGAGCAACCGAAGATTGTCAAGCATATTTAAACATTAAGCGAAAGAAGGATAATAAATGACATTAAATGAAGCACAGGCAGATGTGTGCAAACAGATAGCACGCTCTAAATTAAAGAGTCTGAGTCCTGACCACGCTCTAAGTCACGCAGTGACTGGGCTGACCGAGGAAGCAGGAGAGGTTGCAGGTTTACTGAAGCGAGAGATTTTCAAGCAGAATATTCAACCTCAGGACAGGTGGGTTGAGGAGTTAGGTGACGTGTTTTGGTACCTATGCGCTACAGCCTCCGAAAAAGGACTTACACTGGAAGACATATTCAAAGCTAATCGAGCTAAATTAAAAATAAGATATGGAGATTGGGATAATGAGTCTAACTAGAGAATCAGAAACTGTTAAGGCGTTTGAGGGCGGCAGCTTTAGGGACCGTCCTGCAGGTAAGGGCTTGTTTAGCCCAATGCCAATGAACGCTTTACTTCGTATAGCAAAGCGGTACGAATATGGAGCGCTTAAGTACGGCAAGAGTGAAGCATACAAGGACGGGTTGCCGGTAAGTGATTGCTTCAATTCCGCAATGAGACATCTCGTACAGTATATGTCAGGAGACAATTCAGAAGACCATCTGGCAGCGGCCTGCTGGAATTGTATGGCTATGATGTATATGGAAGAGGAAAATCCGCAATGGCAGGATGTTAAGTCACGTAAAAATTTATCAAAGAAAAGAGGCTCCTTCAATTATATTGAGAGAGCTCTTGAGGAGGGTATAAAATGATAAAGAGATATCACGAAGCACCGTTATCAATCTTTGAGGCGGTACAGGCAAAGACAGATGGAGATTATGCGCTGGTTCACTTATTTGAGGACCCCAACATTGGACCTGCATACTATAAGAAGTTCGAGAGAGCTCTCGAGGACGGTCGTCCGGTTATATTGGATAACTCGGTGTTTGAGCTGGGCGTTGCATTTGAGATAAACAAGTTCGCTGACTACATCCGTAAGCTGAAGCCTACATATTATGTTATACCCGATGCTCTTGAAGATGCAGAGGTTACAGTCGCGAGAGCTAAATTCTTTAAAAGGCATCATCCCGACCTACCAGGCAAGAGTATAGGTGTTGTGCAAGGTAAGTCATTACATCAGATGGCCTGGTGCTATGAGCAGTTGCACGACCTGGTGGATATGATTGCTTTTAGTTTTGATTTAAGCTGCTATCATCAGATAGTGCCTGAAGTTAATAACGACTTGCGTGACTCTTGGCTGAGCTTATGCTTAGGTAGACCTACTATGATTGCGGGCTTACTCAGGATGAACGTAATTGACACAAATAAAGAACACCATCTGCTAGGGGTAGCTCTGCCGCAGGAGATGAAAGCATATCACGATGTGGATTTCATAACTTCAGTTGACACCAGCAATCCGGTAGTGCACGGCATATTTGATATACCGTACACTTCATTAGGCCTCGCAACTAAGAAGACCACTAAGCTGTGTGATTTGATTAACACAAAAGTTACTCCAATTCAGTGGCATACAATTGAGTATAACATCGAAATGTTCAGGAGGTTCTGCAATGAAAAAGATTAACTGGTACGCTCTGTACTCGCAGACAGGTTCGGAAATAGATACAATAAGTAGGACTTTGGGAGTTAGTCCTACTTTTGTCATAACCGACAATCATATGGGACCTATTGATAACCTGGGTCGATACACACAGCTTATATGTATGAACAGGGAGACGGTTGAGCAGAAATTGTTGTACTTAGCTGCGAAGGATGACATAGTAACTCTACACGGCTATAAGCGTATTATATCCGCTCGCACTGTGATGACTCTACTCGAAAGAGGCGTTAAGCTGTTCAACGGACATCCAGGTGCAATTGACCTCTATCCTGAGTTGAAGGGACTTGACCCTCAGCGCAGAGCTATTGAGGAAGGGTATACCACGGTAGGCTGTGTTATTCATAAAGTTACACCTGAGCTTGACGGAGGACAAATTGTTATGGCCAAGCATATTAAGGTAGCACCCAATGACCTCGCAACCTATGAGAAGTTACACACCCTTATGACTAGTATGTGGATAGAATTTTTATCTAAAGGAGAAAATGATGTTAGACAGACTCGTTAAAGCAGCGGCACCTAATATGCCGTCTGACCGTAATGTTAAATCAGTACAGGACCCCTGCACCTGGTACAGAATAGTTTATTCAACTAAAACTCTTCTTGTACCTCCGGTAAAGGTTCTTCGTGTCAATCCTATGGAGTTAGATAGGTTCGCAGAAGCGTGCAGAGCTTTTGAAGTAGCAGATTTAGACAGCACTGTGTATGATTGGGAACACTTAAATCTTACCGAGTATACCGGTGATGAAATTCCTGAGGCATTAGACAAGCTTCATCAACAGATACTCGACTCTGAGACTAAGACCGTCGGCGTGGATATAGAAACGAGACAGGTCTTCTGGGAAGATAATAAGCTTCTCTCATTTGGTGTAGCTTATGATGAGAACAGTGCCGTAGCATTCTATGGGTTTAATTGGGATAACCCCGCAACCCATCGCGTAATGCAAGACTTCTTCACAGACCCTCGCATTACTTTTGTTTGGCAGAACGGCAAATTCGACTGTGGCAGACTCAGATATTTATGTAATGTTGACGCTAGGGTTGATGAGGACACTTTGCTCCGTCACTATATCAGCATTAACGAAAGAAAAGGCTCGCACGGATTGAAGGAAATGGGCCAGTTATATCTGCAAGCTCCTGCCTGGGATGATGAGTTGGATGAAATAAAGCGTAAGTGGTGCCGCAGTAATAAGGTTCCGTTGAAGGAGTTTATGTACGACTCTATTCCAACGAAGGTGTTAATTCCTTATATGCAGCGAGACTGCATTGCGACGTTAAGACTCCACTATCTGTTCCAGAAGTTAGCTCGACCCGAGTCTGAGTTTATGTACCGTCAACTTATCAGGGCGTCGAATACTTATATGAAAATAGAATTAGCTGGACAGCGTATAGATGTTGACTATCTTGAGGACCTTGAGTATGAGCTTGATACTTTATATGCTACAGCTAACAAGAGGTTAGATGCTGTTGCGGCTAAGTTGTGGGACCCTGAGCTGTATATGCAGCAGTCAGGAGCTAAGTCTGCAACAGATAAGTTCTCTGTAGGCTCACCTAAGCAACTTAAGTGGATGCTACAGCGTATTCTTGGTTATCCTGTTCCATCAACAGATGCGACACTTATTCAGAACTTGTTGCAGGATGTTGAGGCAGGCAGAATAACTAATCCGGACGCGAGGGAGTTTCTCGAGAGTATTGGTGATGTTCGCAAGTATAGTAAATACCTTGAGACCTATGCTTTAGGTATAAGACGAGTATTGTGTAAGGATAATAAGGTGCGATGCACCTTTAACTTGCACGGCACGGAGACAGGTCGTCTGTCGTCATCTGGTCCCAATATGCAAAACATTCCTCGCAACAAGATGATAAAAAATCTTATAGTAGCTAGTCCAGGTAAAAAGTTTTTACAGCTTGACTATTCACAGGCAGAGTTGAGAGTGCTTGCTATGCTGTCAGGCGACGAGTATATGACTAAGGTTTATGTTGACGGAAAGGACTTACACGACTCCGTCGCAACTGAAATGTTCGGGCCTGACTTTGATAAGGAACAACGTAATATGGCCAAGACAATTAACTTTGGTATAGCTTATGGTAGAGGTCCTGGCTCAATTTCTGAAAAATTTGGCAAGACAATGGCTGAGTCGAAAGAGATAATTGAGAAGTGGTTCGCACCTATGCCCAAGGTAAAAGCTTTCATCAACAACAGGCGTCAGATGGCTCTGAAGGGCGAACCGTGTACAACATTCTTAGGCAGAGAGAGACATTTCGTTATAACCAACGATAATATAAACCACGTGCAAAACGAGTACATTAACACTCCCATTCAATCCATTGCATCAGATTTTACTATGCTGTCTTTACTGGACATAGCCGACTTAATTGAGGAGAAGAAGTGGCCCGCTCAAATTGTCACCACAGTTCACGACTCTATCATTCTTGAGGTAGAGGATGGTAACCCTCAACTGATGCTTGAGATAGCTTTAGCGTGTAAGGATATAATGGCTAATACGCCTAAGAAGTATAAGCCTGACTTGAAGGTGCCGTTCAGAGCAGATGCTGATGTTGGGTATAAATGGGGTGAGATGCACTCTATGGACTTAACAACCGGATTGGAGGAAGTCGAAGATGAGTAGATTTAACATAGCAGTCTCCGATATAAAAGACCCTAAAATGTTGATGGGGTATGCAATTAAAGGAGACGTAATTTCCGTTGAGGATAATCTGGTCAACAGAATTGTGTTAGGTATGGATACTAATTTTACTTGGCAGACTCCTGAGCTGCGGTATAAGAATGTCTTGTTACCGTTCCAGGTACCTGATGTAATGCGAATGGTTACTCAAAAATTTATTCTCAACGCTAATCCAATGGGGCTGGGTAAGACTGTCGAGACCATAATAGCTATGCGAGAATTAGGTCTCTCTAATGGTATTATCGTTGTACCAAAAATACTTAAGACACAGTGGCAAACCCAGTTAGCTAAGTGGTGGCCTAATTCCCCAAAAGCTGTAATTGTTGAGGGACCAAAGACTGCGGACTTCTCCGACAGTCACTGCATATACATCCTCAACTATGAGCAGGTCACCAATAATGTCATTCTGACAGGATTGAGGAAGCGGCGCTGGGATGTGTGTATTCTTGACGAAGCACACCGTATCAAGAATAGGAAAAGCCAAAGGTCTATCGCAACCAAAAGCATACCTGCTGCACGGCGCTGGGCATTGACAGGCACACCTATCCTACGCTATGTGGACGACCTGTGGAGTATCCTCAACTATCTAGGTCCCTACTATTCAGGCATAAGCTACTGGAACTTTGTTAACTACTTTTGTAAGATTGAAGAGACATTTTGGGGCAAGAAGATTGCGGGAATGACCAGTGATGTTGAGAGAATTAAAATTCTTAACACATTGCTAAGTATAGTCTTTATTCGCAACGACGCTGTTAATGTTGCGCAAGGCAAAACTATAAGTACGATTACATTATCCTTACCGGCTAAGGTTCGTAAGTTGTACTCTGAAGCAAAAGCGTTAGTACTGGATGAATTGCCGGAGAGTATGACTATTCCCAACGGTGCTGTTCTCACAATGAGGTTGCGACAGGTGACGTCCTGGCCTGGCTTATATGTTCCTGGAGTAGCCGGCCCTAAGTTCGAGTATATTCTTGAAAAGGCTCAGTTATATCCTGAATACAAATTTGTGGTATTCACCGCTTTCGCAAAGACAGCAGAAGCACTTATAAAGTATCTTAACACTTCCGGAGTAAAAGCGGTAGGCATAATCGGGACACAGGATGCACACGAAAATGTGTGTAGCAAATTGTCTTTTGTTGAGGGAGATGCCCAGGTACTGGTCGGCACGATTGCAGCGATGGGTCAGGGTTATGATGGCTTGCAGGATGTCAGCAGATGTGTGATTATGATGGAGCGAGATTGGAGCCCCGAGATAAACCACCAGTGTGAAGACAGGTTGCACAGAATGGGACAGAAACTGCCGGTTAATGTTGAGTACCTCGAGTGTGATAAGACCTTTGACCAAAAAGTAACTCGCATCAACATAACGAAGTCCGATGATATTCGGGCCGCATTGAGGGGAGAGTAGTTATGAATATACTATGCTTGGACCCCGGCAACCACACCGGGTGGTGCTTATATAACGACTCCAACGGTAGCATAATTGGCGGTACTATAATGGAGCAAGACACCTGGCGATATCTATATGTGCTCTTTACAGAGTTGCAGCCTGATATGGTAGTTATAGAGTCCTTCAATCTATATCCAGGTATGGCGCAACATATGGCTTGGAACTCGTTCTATCCTGTTGAGGTAATTGGGGCAGTACATTATCTATGCCATAAGTACGGTATTCCTTATGTAATGCAAAAGCCCTCAGTCAAGAAGTATGCCGGTAAGCTAAAGCCCGAATTAGTTGAGGCAATTAAGGAACATTCCAGTTTAGTCGTAAAGTTTATGCCTGGCGCTGAGCCCTTTATGGAGCATACCAAGGATGCTATTCTACACCTTCAATACTATCTTCGCAATCCATCAAAGGTTACAATCACGCCTAAAGCCTTCGGTAAGTAGCAAAAAAAAGAGCCGCTCTTGCGAGCGGCCCTTTTATTATTCTTTTTCTATGAGTTGTTTAAACACCTGGTGCAGACCTGTTGAGGCAAGTCCTGAGGCAAGGCCGCCGAGAAGTATCTCGGGTGTTAAGTGCCATCCTTGCAACCATATGTTGAGGAGAACACCTAACAGCGCCATTATAAGCGGAATATACTTATTGACTTTATCCGCGGGTATGAGATGTTTGATTACATATCCCACGCATAAGCAAATAAGCAAAACCACCACAACCACATAGTCCTGTAAAAATCCGAAATCCATATTACTTCAACCTCCTATTTACTTCAGCCTGAGCTGCTTTTATCTGTGACATCGGGTACCCCAACCTGAGCAGATTCTGTACTCTCGCGCTACCGTTGCCGAAAGTACCCTTGATAATCTCTGTAGCAAGCTCGTTGGTGTTTAATCTTGAGGGACGAGTAGTCCTACTAAGCCGATTGTTTACAACGGCCTGTGCTGCGTTTATCTCTGCTATGGAGTATCCCAAACTCTTAAGCTTATTGATACGGTCAGCACCATTCCCGTAATCACCTCTGATTATATTTGTTGCGAGCTGCTCGGCATTGAGCTTAGCCACAGGTGCAGGTGCAGGCGCCGGAGTTGCGGGAAGCAGGTCCTTATACATAATATTCTGGTCAACATTTCCGTTAATGCCGTCAACTCTGCCTTTTGAGGTGTGCTGCCAAATATCAAACTTTGCGTTAATTGAGGGCTTAGACTCTGCAAATTTTGCGCACCAGATAGAGTAGCCAGCGTCCTCGAATTTCTTGATGTCAAGATAATTGCGGCACCAGTTCTGGTTAGCGTACACTCCCGCAACATAGCCAGCATCTTTGATAGCTTTACAGAAGGTTAATCCATACTGCGTCAACCTAGGCTTACCAAGGCCAATGGTTGAGGCGTCTTCCATATCAAGGTATACACAGAACGGGTTCAGACCTTTGATAAGCCGCAGAACGTGCTTTATCTCGCTCTGTAACTTTTCGTCTGTATCGGCGTAGCTGTACAGATACACTCCATATGGAATACCCACTCTCTTTGCGCCCTCTACATTGCGCGAGAACTTGTTGTCATCCTGGCTTGCGATATCGCTGCCAAATCCGCAACGAATGATGGCAAACTCGATGCCAGCTTTCTTGACTTTGTCCCAATCTATATCGCCCTGATATGTCGAGACATCAATACCTTTTCTTTCCATAGTAATCCTCCATTTATTTAATTATTAGTGATAAAACAGCCCCAAGTATAAGACTGATTACACCCGTTACAATACAGCTAATTATTACACGTTTGTAATATTTAGCTTCTTCAGCTGGAGCTTGTTCTAAATGGTCAAGCCTTTCATTGATACCAACTACTTGTTCGCTTGTAGATTTTGTTTGCAATGCAATGCGTTCTACAGCTACAGTCAAGCGTTTGATATCACGCACATCTTCCTTTATTTCATCTAGCTGGTGGAAAATGTTTTTATCTTGAGCTTCGAGGTACGAAACCCTTTCATTTAGATTTTGGTCTGACATTAGAGTACCTCCAATCAATTGCCTTCATATGTGCCTAAAACACCAAGGATTTTGACACCCTTTTTAATATTTTCAGGCTTAATGTTATCATCAACAGAACTATCAATAATAGGTTGATTTACTTTTGTGATACCGTTCTTTCCTGTTGAGGGAAGTATTTCTGTGAACTCGTTTCCTTGTGTACTTTGTAACACTTTCGTAAATACTACACCTGCATTATCTGTTATGAGTGTTGTAGTTGGATATAAATTTGCTATGCCTATAACTTCACCCGTTGCAGTTGGAGTATATGTTTGTCCTTGATAAGGTTCGTATGTGGTTACAGTTGAACCAAGCTCTAACTGACACTGAACAGTTGTTCCTGTCGAGACGCCACTGTTAAGAGTTATAAGCGCTTCCTTTTTTAATGTGAAATACATCCGGTTTACTGCATCGGATGCGCGACCAAGAGCTCTTCCATCGTATACTTTATAATAAGTGTTGGTGGAATAAGCGGAAACGACCTCGTCAACCGTATAATATGCTTTTGTTTCCTTATTCCAAAATTGCAATGTAGGCATATTTTTACTTGCGCTTATCGAATAAGTTCCAACTGGTAGAAATATCTCATCAGCGCTATTATATTTTTTAAAGTCTGCACTGTAATTATAAGTGTGAACATTTGGATTTTTAAGCAAGTTCTTACCGCAAGCTGTAACACTAACACTTGAAAAATCAGTGATATAAGGGGTATAAGAGGTGGCGGTTGAGCTTTCTTCTAGCTGGAAACTATCAATGTCAACATATGAATAGCTTCGGTACTCTCGGCTAGCCAAACCCACGGCAACAACTGTCTTGTCTATGATAGAAGTGAGCACTTTGTGCTGCCAGACTGGTTGTGTATATGTGTTGCATATAATTGAGAGGGTGTTGTCATCATAGAAAAAACAAAATACAGCATCTTCGCCAGCAGTTGTTTGCCCACTGCGTAAGACTGTTTTAACGTCAAATGAAACCGTATATTGTGTATTTGGTTTGAATGCAACAGGAGAATTTTTTATGGTTGTGGAGCTTGAAAATCTCACACAATTTTTATTTTCATATAGTTCCTCTGAATAAGCTGCAGCACCTTCATATACTTGCTGTGGAGTTGTCAGGTTCTTACTACCTAATTTAGCATTTAATATTTTTGGTGCAGGCACTTTATATAGTATAGGTTGTCTTATTTTTACGTTATCCAATACCATTCCTTCAGGAAAACTAAGTAGCCAGTAACTACCTGTAGTAACAGAAGTCACAGTAATATTTCCATGTGATACATCTGTATCTACATTTTCAATTTTTCCTAATGTATAATGACATCCTGTAGGAACTTGAACGCTAAATGTATAAGTTCCAATATCTAATTTCGCTATGTTTTTAAAATTGAACATTGCAATAGCAGTTGTAGTACCATTGAATGTAACACTATTATCTGCATTTACAGTAGCAGTAATCCCTGAAGTAGTACTTGTTAATCCTACATAAGGAGGTACAATTATATTATCAATAGGATATTCCAACTGAACAATACTTTCGGGTTTACTAAGTACACTTACTATGTTAGTAAGAGTACGTTCTTCACCTCGAAGCTCTTCAAGCTGGGTAACTTTATCGACGAGACTATCATACTTTTCAGTAGCTGTTGCAGGAATGCCTTTTGATGTAAGTACTTCCGCTAACCTCTTTTGTTGATTTTTTAAATCTTGTAGCTTGTTTGCGACTGGCATTATTACTTACCTCCTTCAGCCTGTGGAGAAATAGAAGCGTCATTAGCCATTGTACCTAGTATAGTATCTATATTTCCTACAATATCATCCACATATTTCTTGTTTGCGCCTTCTGTTTCATTTTCAGGAGTTAGAACATTTATGTATCTAATACCTTCAGTAGGCACGACTATCATCTGTCCTACTATGATTCCATTAGTGTCTGTTAGATTTATCTCACGTGCGTGAGTATCTGTATTATTGATTACATCTGCGAAGTACTCTTGCTTTTTTGTTACTTCACCATCAACATAATCAGTTGTTGCAAGTTTTGGATTCGCCATACTATTTCCTCCCTAATTGTTGAGCACTTATTGCTGTACACTAACCTACACTTTCTTTTCTAACCTGATCAATCTTTATTCTGAAATATACAGATAAAGTATCCATATCTGCATTCGTAAACTTAAGAGTATCGTCTGTAACAGGAATCGAAATTACAGTTGCGTCTAACTCAATAGTACCAGCGAAAGTTCCTGAAGACTGCGGACTAAGGGTTGCCCAGGGACGCGAAAGCAGAAAACGAGGGTTTAAATACGAAATAGGCTCAAAGTTTCTAAATGAAGATGCAGAAGCTCCAGGGCAGGTACCTAAGAGACATATCTCAGGTATCCAAGTCCAGCGACCTGAAGGGTTTGTAACTGCATTGAAAAAGGCTGTACCGTCTACACCATCAAAGGCATTAACGGAAATAGTATCCGAGTGCATCCCGAAAGCATTGGCATCAAGAGTCTGCATTCGCATCCAACCCTCCATCGTATAATAGTAATACGGATTTGTAAGTTGGTATTCTGTACTTAAGGAGGCCGTACCAGCTACATCGTGTTTGTATATTTCAATGTAATAATTTTCTGTTCTCGGGCCACCTTGTTTTGCTATAAAAGTTGCACCGCCTTGTGCAGCGGCTGCGATACCTTCTTCTATATGATTGAGCGCAGCTGCTGTTATAGGTGTTGTGGTGTTGGTGTAATCTTTCCAGCCCCCGGTATAAAATGGAGTATATGCCATTATAATCTTCCTCCCTTAGTAGATTCAAGTGTGCTAGTCGTAGATGCTATAAGTGTATGAGTACCTTTCGTTGATATAGAATTGATGGGCAACACTACTTCTGTATCGCCTTTTAATTTATACCTAATCAAGTCCCCTGCTTCGGCATTTATAGGAATTACAAATTCAAGGTTGCCTGTACAGGAATCTGCATATAGCAACTTTATTGCTACACCTTCCATTTTTGTTATATCAGGTAAGTTATTTACAATAGGATTGTCCTTTACATCATAAGATTGTCCTGCGTAATAATTACCTTCAGACCATAAAAGCGTATCTCCCTTGTACACTCGAAAGAGTGGATAGCCTACAAAGTGTTCCACTGTAGCTCTTGAATTTATATACCAAGGAATATCTATAACAGAGACAGCTTGAGGGAAAGCATCAAAACCTCCATACGTAGATGCGTGAGGATATGTTGCACTACTTGGGTACAATAAGTTAGGTGCTGAAGTTCCGGGAAATACGAATTTAGGAGGTACACATTCTATAAAAGATTCAGCAGCAGGATATATGTATTCATCGGGATAATATTCACTTACTGTACGTTTAGACATTCTGTAGTTGCACCCAATTGTTTCACCAAAATGCTTTAAGAAGTCGGAAAGTTTCCAGGTCGCTCCTACAGCTGAAAGTACATTATTTATGCTAATACTTCTACCCAAGTTGGGGTATACCTGAGCATCCATACGCCAATATTTACCGGGAGCAGGACTTGCATTGCAGTACATATGCTGGTCACTCATAACATTAAGCCCTATCTGCAGCACATTATCGACTGAAATGACGGGATTAACCAAGGAGGGTTTTGCATCCTGATTTATAGCATATGTAACCATATCTACGATTGTATACTGTACAGTAAATTCGTTATTATCAATCTGCTCTGTTGAAATATAACCTGTTATAGGATATACGGAATATGTTTCACTACTATCATTTGGATTAGTGATAGTTTGCTTTACCTTAACGAACATATATTTGAAGGAGGAGCCGGGGTATCTACAGCTAACGCTGAGAGTCTTAGTATTCAAGACTCCCAGCTCAACTGTGTCTCCACTATTGCACGCCTCCTGCATAGACCAGCTGTCCGATACAATAGTGGAGTTATTGAAGGTATATGTCCGAGGATATCTGTACTGGTTATTAGGGTCAGCTGTATCGCTATATACGAATATTTCTGTCTCAACAGGGTACCCATTTTTATAAAGCTCCTCTGTGACCCAAGCAGGCGCATTAACCACTTATATCATCCTCTCTGTTAATACTCAATGAAAGCAATACGCATTGTGTCATACCACAACTGGCCATCTTCGTCTTCCGTCTGCAACTGAAATTGCACATCAGGCATATAAACCTCTGCAGTCTTATATGTAGAAGTGTCAGGACTGTAATAATTGATGGTTAACTTACGCTCCTGCTTATTGGTAAAATTATTTTCAAATATACCAAAAAGCTCCATTTTAGAGCTCTCAGGCATAGGAGGCGTGTTAAACTCAATCTTTGTTGCGGTATGAGGCAGCACAGTGCGGTGTAAGTACCCATTGTTGTCTCTGAACGAGTCTAGGTCTTGACGCTGGTTGGGCGTGATGAAATAATCAGCGTAGTTTATCCATTTAAAACCCAGCTCTGTGTTTCCAATCTTAACCAAGTATCCTTGATACACTGTACTACCTCCTTCTACGCAAAGGCACTATGGCCAGTGCGTCTTTTGTATTGATTGTTTAGCTCAATCATCTTGCTGAAAATAAGGTCTGCACCCAGATACACGTTCGCTTGGACAGTTCCCTGCTTACCCTGCATTGCTTTAGCCATACCCCTCGCAACGCCGCCTTCAATACCAGATATAATCTGAGCATTATTGGCAACAGCAGTTCTACCATTATCAAAGCTACCGACTAACTCACCTTTGTTGGCATAGAATAGGCCATCCTCAGGGAAACCACCAGTCGCAAACTTAGGTATTCTCGGAATACTAACGTGTAATTCGGAAATGTTGAAACCAGGTATCTTATTTATCCACTTGATGACTTTATTGACACCCTTTAGTACAAAGTTAATACCCTTCTCAACACCACCAAGCAGTTTATTGATAAAGCCTATAAAGCCATTTAAGAACTGTGTTAGCTTCTTGTCCAACCAGTCAAACAGGCCACCAACTGACTTCTGTACTGCCTGTACTACCGCATTAACTACCTGTATTATCGCTTTGATTGCGCCGACTAAGACCTTAAGTATCGCGTATATTGGAGCAAGTACAAAATTGAGCATTTTAAGTAGTACGCTTATTACACGCGCCACTATTGAGATAATCAACGATACCAAGTTGATAATTACTGATAGTATAGGAGTAAGCAGTTCAATTAACATACTTACGATAGGCCATAAAGTCTTATGTAAGTCAGCTTGCATCTTGAAGACTGCTTTAAGCGCGTCCATCAACGGAGGCATTACGCTTGAAATGATTTCCATCAACGCAGGTAATAGAGTGTCCAGAATTGGGCCCATCATACCAACCATAATATCAAGGATTTCTTTCAAGCTCTTTCGTAATGACTCAAATGTTGAGCCCATTGGGCCTTGCCATTCTGTAAATGAATTAGCTAGCTTCTCTACAACCATATTGATGAATTGCAGAGCTGCTGTAATCACATCCCAAACAATACCGCTAAGTGCGAGAATAATTGGGGAAAGAGCTGTGAACAGCTTCGACAAGTTAGCTGTAATTGAAGCAATAAGTGGAAGAATTTTCTGTAGAGCAGGTGCTACGTTCTGCACTAAGTCTGCTTGTAAGAGATTGGCGAAAGTGCTGCCCATCTCTGCAGCAGACTGCTTTATACTACTCATAGCAGCACTAGCTTCAGGGCCTATACTTGAAAACGCGCTTTTAATTGGGGCAGCCCAGTTAGCAAATGAGTGGTAGATTTCATCAGCACGCTTTCTGATGTTGGGCATAAAGTCCGACATTGCAAGCATATTGTCATAAGTACCTAATATGTTGCCGTAGTCAGCTCCAGCACTGAGCCCCTCACCAGCACCCTGACCTGAAGAGGTTGAGGCAGTTGATAGGTTGTTTAACTCATCAAAGCCTGCTAGCTGCTTCTTTGTGTCCTTGGTGCTTTTTGCGGTAGAAGCCATATTAGACGCCATCGCAGCAGAGCTTTCGTCAGCGTCCTGCGCAGCACCTTTGATGCCCTCAAACCCTTTGTATCCAGTTAGTCTTGCTAAGGCATCAAATACCTTTTGCAACACCACGACAAAGGTTATTAGAATAGGCAACACTGCACGTAATAAAGTATCAAAGACAGCACCTAATGAAGTTTTCAACTCAATAAGCTGCTCTTTAAGTATCTTTATCATATTAGCAGGACTTTCGATTGTCCTTGCAAAGTCAGACTGTGCTAGAGAAGTTTGTCGAACAATGGTTGCGTAACGAAGCTGAACTTTCTCCGCTTGCGTCATCGTCTCGACACTCTTCTGTATACCAAGTCTGGTTGCGGTAACCTGCAATCCTGCCTCGGATATGTCTATACCGTACTTGCGTGCTGTCTTTGTCTGTCCTTGCAGAGCAGACTCCATATCTTGCGCAACGTCAACAAACTCTTTGTTGAACATTGAAGCAAGGTCAACAGTTACGTTGGTTAGGTTATTAGACATCATTGCGGACGTCTTTGCTGTAACGCCCATCTCTTGAGCAAGTAGTTTGTAACCACCTGCCGCCTCAGTAAGAGTACTTCTCGCAAGACCACCGTATTCAGACAGCACATCAAGATTTGCCTGCATTTCCTGCTCTTGAGCACCAGCTGCTACGGTGAACATATTCATAGCTTCTATATAGTCATTGTGAGCCGTGATTGATTGCCCTAGAATACGACCCACTTGAGCAGACACTATAGCATTACGAATAGTTTTCCATGCACTACTGACTGAGCTCTTTAAAGTTTCGGTTGCTTTGCGGAGTACATTAGCAGCTGACGCTGCAGCGTGCTGCTGCACAGCCCCTTGCCGCAATACTCCTGAAAATTTGTTGCCACTGCCTGCGGTATCCGAAAAAGCATCGTCTAAAGTTACTAGCTCGCTGCTACTGTTGCTAGCAATTAGACCTACTTCAGTAACTCCTTTTATTGTCTGCTGGATAGGATTGAGAACAGTAGCTAGCTCTGCTCCAAGGTCTCGGTATGCCGTAGTCATACCTTGCACGGCCGATGAAGAAGAACCTATTAAAGGAGTTGCTAACTTAATCGCACCGACAGCTAGAGCCATACGCAGCAGAAAAGCTTTAATAGCATCATCTGCTGCGTTCCACGATTTCTCATAACCTTGCTGCGCTCGTTCAACCGAGCTTAACGCGCTTACAGCATCCTGCGCAGCTCTTACTAGACCTGAGGAGTCACCTTCAAAACTATACTTTATAATTTCGTCGGCCATTGTATCACTCCTTTGGTTGTCTCTCCTGTTGCTGTAGTCTTATCTGTTGAATACGATGATTCTCTCGACGCATATAAGTCTCGACATCAGGAGCTTGCATAGGTTGAGCATCTCCGCACAGTGTATCGACTTGATGTTGCATCCGCTCCAGTATCTTTTTGGGCGGCTTGGGCCGCTTAGCACCAACATAATAAGCAGCCCAAAAGCCCGTATATACTGATTGGCTGGACACATTAAGTTGACGGCGTTTGTACCCTTTCATATAAGCGTACACCTGCCATAACTCCATATCTAGTAACTCTGACGGCGATAACCCAACCTCTGCGGCCCACTCGAACAAATCTCGCCAGGTCAGACTCTCTTCTTCTTCTGAAGTTTCTTCAACTTCAACTTTTAACCCATCGCCGGAACGTCGACCCCGGCTGTGTCTTTTTTTGAGGCTGCTATTTCTTCAGGAGACATACCATTATAAGTAATGGCTTCAATTAGCTCTGCCATCTTCTTAGTGACCTGCACAAATGCGCCCTCATCTAAGAAGTAGTCCAAGAACTGATTAAAGGTCATCGTGTTTGGATTAGCTAAGTTGAAGGAAATGTACAGCAGTTTTATCTGCTGCTCCAGCTTCATCTTATCAACTTCCTGCAGTATCTGCATATAAGGCTTATGACCAAATTCAGACTGCATCTGATATGCAACTCTTAATGAGGTCTTCATAGAGTATTCCTGTCCATTTATTACGATATTCATTCAAGTGTCCTCCTAAATTTGATTATTACGCTATACCGTTGAGGGTTACTGCACCCGTACCTGAAAGCTCAGATGAAAGCGTAATAGCGTCATCAGGCGCCGCATCGATTTCAAAACTTGAAACCAGAGCAGAACCTTCAAAATATACGGTTTCGTCAAGGTAACAACCAATCGTAATCGGGTCACCAGATTCAAACGCGTCATACAACTGCTTCTGCGTGCCATCCGCTGCAAGAGCGACAGTACCGTCGATGGAAGCGGTCCAGTCTTTAATTGACGGAACCTTTTCCTTGTACTGCGCGCCGAACTGCAGTATCTCAATTATGTCCTTGGACAAACTGAGGTTGAAGCCGGAGACATAAGCAATGGTGGTCGCAGCGCCACCTGACTTCTTTATTTTTATCGAGGCCGTTAGACCGGTATAAGGCTTTTCTGCCATTAAAATCACTCTCCAATCGTGTTATGAAACTGGAACGTTAGTTGCCACTCATACAAGCTGTTTGCTGTACGCCCCAAATATATAGGTTCGTGAACCAGTATGCACATTAAAGCGTCCTCAGATATTTGCTTTTTGTTGAGGGCATCTGTCACCAGTTTACTGTAATTTAAACCTTGCTCTGAAGTATTACTTCTAATAAGTACTCTCAGCAAGGGCCTGTGAATAGACTCGCTTGTTCCGAAAAAGTTGAGGGAAGAAGAGCCTTCAATCTCAATAAGACCGCAACCAGTTGCCTCGATGCTTGGTAAATCACCAATCACACAAGGTACTATGGTCTTTAAAGTATTGTATACAATTTCAGCTACCATATTATCCCCTCAACTTATTATTGAATTCTTTGCGTATACGAGCCTTTATACGCTTGATGCCCCGCTCTAGCGGGACACTAATATAATGGTCAGCGCCAATTTTATGCTTGAAGTTTTTGTTTTCGTGCTGTATACCAGCATAATCGTAACCTCTTGAGATAGCAGACGCGCCTGCAACAAGACCAAACTTCCGCTTCAGGTCCTTTGAAGGTCTTACATAAACACTTGCCTGAAGCTTGCCACTCTTTACAGGTGTTCTTGCAACAGCTTCAGCCAATATGACCGGAGCTTCCTGCGCAATAACTTGATGTGGATAAGTCTCGCAAGTCTTTATGAAGCTCTGAAGCTTCTTTTTTGCCGCTTGGACGCTTTTGGTAGAAGAAGCAGTCGAACCTCTCATACTATACCTCCTGAACTGTTGCGATATAGTACTGTAAAGTGCCGTGAATATCGTAGTACTTTACTAGAGTATCTACTCGCAATGCATCAAGCGTATCTCCCTCACTCAATACCACAGAGCCGTCAATATAGAATGCTTTCTTTTGAACATAAACTGTACCAGCTTCTGTCCTAACTGGAGATGTCTCCACAGTTCTGAAGCATTTAATACTGATGGGGTCACTGTACGTGGGGTTACCGTATGCATCCAACTGGTTGGAACCATCCGCATTTCGTAGCACTCGTCTCAACACAGCTGAATGTAGAAAGTATCCTCTATATACGCCCAATTCGATAACCCCCTGCCAGCCAATTCTGCAAGTACCCTCGAGCTACAGCACCAACTGAATTGGTACCAATCGAAACACTACTGGAGATAAGGCTTGCGTCTCCAAAAGTTTCTGAAATAGGACCAATCTTGTAGCTCTTAACTCCCTTTCGCTGTAACGTCTCTACAAAGGCAAGGTCTTGCTGAGCCGATTTATCCAATCGGCTCAGCGCCTCTGCACACTGTGCAGCAACTACTAGAGTGGGCACTTCCTTATCAGGGTATCGAGGAAAGTTCGTGAATTGCTTGCAGTCCGTCTTACAACCTCGAATAGGTAAGCACTCTATTGCTTCGAAGGCTCTCGTGAGCGCGACCTTATGTTGTGAAGCATCTGATTCGTAGAATGCTTTCCACTCAGCATCATCACTGCAGTAGTGTGAAGTAACATAAGCTTCAAGGTCTTCAATTGAAGCATACCCAATCTTAGCCACGCTCATCACCTCCTATATCAGGTCTCTCCTTCAGCTCTTATTAAGCTGTGGTCTGCAGTCTCCTGCGGAACCCAGATGTCGTGCCAGATACGATAGTCGGTCTTCCAAGCATATGCACTCTGGTAATCATCCGGCGTAAACACGCGAATCTTGTCGATTTTCGCAACTGCAATCGGACCAGTTTTGGGAAGTATAGCCCACTGAATCTTGTTTGCGCCGGGAGTAAAGCCGCCGGCCTCCTGACCAGTCGTGGTACCGTCCTTCTGCGTCATTGAGGTAACAAGTCTAGAGCTCGGAGCTATCATAATCGGTGTGGAGTCTACAGACTTCAGCTTGGTGTAGATAGCGCCGTTCTGGAAGCTTACATACTCAAGAGCTCTGGTAAAGTCCTTACCGAACTTGGCCTGAGTAAGACCTGACATAACAACTACGAGCGGCACGTCACCTACGCTGTCGCGTACGGTTGCTATGTCTGCGAGCAATCCATCGACAAGTCCTGCATCGTCAGCTATCGGAGCTTTCACGTTAGCAGCAGCTTTTGCTTTTACCTGAGTATAAATCTGGCTGTAACGATAAGTATCGATTTCAGGAATAACGTACTTTTCTTGGAAACGCTTCATAACGTTAGCAGCACTGTAGAGAAAACCGGTCTCGTCATTGTCCGCAGCGTCTATGAGGAACTCACGACCACGGTCCTGAGACATCTCGAAAGACTGCTTAGAGCCGGTTACATAACCTCTCGGGAAACCTCCCTGACGGTCATAGTTGCCAAGACCATCGGTGTCTATGTCTGACATAACGATGTACTTGCCACCTTTATAGTCCACGCCAACAGCGTTGGACTCCATCCACGCAGTAGTTAAACCATACTGCAAGTGCTTTACCAGACCAGGAACGACTTTAGTCTGGAAAATTTGAGTTAAATTGTTAGGCATTCTAATCTCTCCTTTTACTTATTAGCTTCATTACCTTCGATAGCTCCAAAGTTGAATATCTCATCCAGCTTTGCATCTATCACAGAATCGTTAAGATTGTCGTTATCCTCTGTTCCCTTACCGGTTCCAGCAGGAGCTCCTTCTTTCTTATCTTTCTGCTTACTTTCAGCATTGAAGAGGAAGCTCTTTGACTCTTTCAACGCTTTTATCTGGTCTTCAAGGTCACCCGTTACCTTATCATTTTCTATACCCAGCTTTGTTAAATCTAACAAGTTGCCGGAATTGAGAATAAGGTCGGTGTCCAAGGCGCCAGCGTCCTTGAGATGTTGCCGAACAGCATACCTTAACTTCAGCGCATTTTCCCTTGAAGTAACCTGTTCATCAAGTTCTTCCTGAGTAAATGTCTTCGGCCTAGGAGTGCTCTCACTCGACGTTTTCTTAGTCTTAGTAGACTCGTCATCTGACTCGTCTTCTATACTCTCCGTCTGAAGACCGGAGGCTAGCTGCTCACGAAGTGCATTGCGTTGCCCGATAACTTTGTTCAATCTCGTACGAGGTACGAGGTCAAAGTCAAAGTCGTCACCAAGCGCATCTACAATCGCAGCATACTGCTCAGAACTAAGATTTTTCTTCAGTCTTTCTAAAATTGACATATAAAGTCCTCCCGTTTTACGCCCGTCGGCAAATTTATCAAGGCTACCTTACGGTAGTTACTTGCTCACATCGCCATTGGTGTCACTGTGAAATTGGACTACACCAGTAGCGGAACCCTTCTTTTGAGGGTTAATGCCCGTACCATCCTGCGGCCCAGGGTGATTGGGGTCAGGTTCTGTTGATGGAGAAGATTCTCTAAGGGTGGTTACCCACTCTTTAGCTTCCTGCTGCGAACGACTAAAGAATCGTCTGATTGCGACTTCAAGAGGCATTAGCTTAATCTCTCCAGTTGCAAGCTTCGCAGCTTCGATATTCTCTCTCGGGTCGTCGGGCAAGCCATCAGACCACTCAATAGCAATGTTCTTATAGGGAACAGGCTTTTCTTCTGTATCAACATCAGAGTCAGCGCTTAGAACGTGAATAAGCTCTCTGATGGGACGAGTCAAACTATTGGATACGCGCCTTGCTTTTGCAAGAGGGTTCACCATCTTGAAACGCATTGCTGTACCACTAATTGCCTGACCGCTACCATCCGTCGAGCCAAGTAAAGCAGCACCCATTTCGCTGAGAATGTACAGCTGGTTAATAAGCAGCTCAAGCTCCTTGAATGCAGCTGAAAGCTGGCCGTCCCAGGTCAAGTATTTAGGTTGCTCTTCACCCTGTGCAACACCGAAGAACTTGCCCATCTTAATATATCTCTCACCTGTCTTGGGGTCAGTCTCTAGCATTGAAACAGGTCCTGTCATACTTGGGTCAGCGTGCTTATCTAAAATGACTGAAATTTGACCTACACGAGCCATAATTTCACCAAGTATGCTGTCGATTGGCACGTAATCGTCGAAGCCATAAATGTTACCCGAGACTGTATACGCCTTAACGTGCCTAATTGCACATACATCAAGACCTGTTGGAATAACTTCTCTCACTAGCTCTGCGCCAATAGTACCACAGTAGCCATCAATCACATAAACCCGATGCTCGTAATGGCCAATATCTTCTTTAGAAGTACCGTGTATCTGCACGTGCAATCTCCAAGTTGGTACAGCTTCGTCAGGCGTTAAATTTTCACGCCAACAAATGCAGTGATATTTTATAGTAAAGGTGCCGTCTTGAGCAACAACAGGAAACCACTCTGCAGGGTCCCATATTGCGAAATTAGCACGCTTATTATTCTCTGCATCCAAGTATATGCGATAAATAGCATCGCCGTAACGACACAAGTCAATTACAGTTGAGTACAACTTAGCATCTAAATCTGAGTAATCACGCACATCCTCGATAACTTCGTTCTCAACCGCATCCGCTCCTGAAATTGAGGGGTACTCGCCGCAAACGAGGTCTGCAGTTTTTAACGTCATTAAGCGTTGGTAATTGAGCAAAACTGGAAAGGAAATACATTCCTCAAAGTTCGCAACAACGCGCGAAATGCGTCGTGCACATTCTCTATACAGCTGTAATGTTGATGGGGAGTCATCATAACAGCGGGTTACGCCGGTATATGAATCTGCAAAGTGCTCACCCTCGAACAATGCTTTATTCTGCTTGTACCTTTGGATACGAGCTTCTTCGCATCTAGGCGGAAAGGACCTACCAGGCTGAAGCCAGTTTAGATTAAATAGCATATACTCACCTCCTAACAGAATAAGTACCAGACACGCCTCTACCTAACTCAGTATAGAGAGCATATCTGTCTGTATCACAAGTATGGTCGTGCGTCTTCAAGGGCTTATCGACGCCCTTAAGCTGCGCTGTTTGGTCCCACACATATGTACCGTATTCCTGCTCTGTGTTGATGCAGGATTTATCAATGAAAAATTTCCCATCACTTAGTTGTGCTGAAACAAATCTGATGCCGTTGAGGACATCGTTATCTGCGTTACGAACTAAGTATCCACGACGCATAAGCTCCAACTTCCAGCTTGCCGCACTCGGGTCAACAAACACGTGCGCGATTGGCTGGTCACCAATCCAGTGAGCAAACATATTAGCAAACTCACTATCAGTATGCTGTGTCTGCTTTTTCATAGCGTCGTAATAAAACTCACGCATCTTCAATATGATTGGGCGAGAGTCCCTACACGGTATGCGACAATATAGGCCCCAGGACATAACAGTTGAAGTACCATAGTCGCACGCGACATACCACTTCAATGCAGCAGGATGAACTTGCTGTGTCTCAATCAAATTGTCAAGATAAGCTTGAGTGTCTATTAAGTGCACCTCTGGCTTAAACATATCATAAATACGACCCTCGGCAACTACCCAGTTACCTAAAATCATCCGGTCGTACCAAACACCCTTGTACATCTGCTTCAGGGACCTAATATACTCGTCATTTAAGCTCAGGTTATCTTCCATTACAAACTTCCAAATTTTCTTATCCTCAATTTGAGAATTGGTAATGTAATCGGTATAAAACCAATGATAGGGACTATCAGGATTCGTATTGCAGAAGCACTGAGCTCCCTTAACGGACATACGAGCCATCAACTGGTTAAAAACAGATTGAGGGTACAAGGACACCTCGTCACACAGAGCGCCAGCAAACGTGGCACCTCGAATTTTTGACTCAGCATCCTCATTATTAGCACCAAAGACATACACGCGTCGACCAAGAATGTTAAGCTCGCCCTGCTGTCTATTGACCCAACGGTATCCTCCAGGTCCTACAATGTCAAACAAGTCATTGAGAACGTTTCGTTGGAGCGTAGCAGTAGTTCTGCCTAACATAGCCAGGTCACCTTGAGGCCCTGACACCATATACTCTAACCATCTAACTGTACAACAAATGGTTTTAGAGCTTCGAACCGAACCGTGCAGGATGTTTAGTCTTGCATTCGAGTTACGAATAAAGTCAAGAGCCTTAGGTGAGAAAGGAGACCACTCTATCAAGTAGAGTTCTCGCGACCGGAGGACTGTATCGCGGCAGCTAGAGCTGCAAGACCTGAGAGAGGGCCTCCCTCGCCGCCCTGCAAAATAGTTTTAAGCTCTGCAAGTGTCTTTGCATTATTACGAACTTCAGCGCCAGCACCCACATACAGCTCTACCAAAGGTTTGGTGACTAGTCTGGACACGGCCACTTTTTCAGCCGGCTCTCCCGCATTCACAGCGTCCTGAATGGTGCTGCGAATAAAGTCACCTGTTTCCCTGACAGTGCATAAATACTCCTCTTGCAAGGTCGCGAGAGCGTCCGCTTCTTTTATCTTAAGCTGTCTCGCTAAACTCTCTTGAGGAGGAGTAGCGCTAATGTCTAATACTGCGTGCTGAGTCAACTCAATCGGGTCAACCTTGAACTCTTCTGCGATGGACTCCAGCGTTTCCTTACGGACGTCCATATTGAGAATGCGCTCATCTATCTCCTTAATTCTAGGATGCTCTTTAAGCATAAGCACGCCTCCTCTCTACTAGTATAAATTCAGGGCAGTCTCGTTGCCCTTTCCTCAATTATATTATATAATGTATATAGCACGAGTTCAACTGTAACAACTTGAATTATCAAAAATTTTTTCTAGGAGTGACTTAAAATGAACTTAAACTACAAAAAGCTCTGCTACGGTAACCCCATTCTAATGTCGAAAGCTCTCAAAGCTGAAAATTGGGTGATTTACTTGCGCATATTGAAGGAGGGATTAGGACGGGAAATGACCGATGATGAGCTGCAAAGTTTTGCTACCGAAATTTTTTTCTCGGTGGTGTGGACTCTAGGAATGCAGGATTGGTACTCAACCGACCCTAGATTGAAAAAGCTTGCGCAGAAGATCTCAGAAAAGCACGACATACAAGCATCTACTGGTGCGCACTCCCTTGATGCGCTGGATAGATATGTAAATTATATTGTTGCGGGAAAGTCAATCGACCTCGCCTAAGTTGCGGGATTGTTGCGGGATTGGCGCGCGCAGCCATTTGTTAGCTCGGGGTGTTTTATCCCCGGGCTATTTTTGTCCCCTCTATTAGTCACGTGCAGTCTGATTTTTCCAAAATTTTTCAGGTGGTATTTCCCTCCCAATTTCACCCCAGCTCACATAGTGACATTATTCATAAAATCTTTATAGTTTATTCATACTCTGTTAATATTTATAGATTATAATATTCAATGTAAGGTAAGGAAGACAAAGCCTTACAACAATAATAAATAGGGTTGCGACCGACCGCTAACTATGAAAGGATACTACTATGAAAACAATCACAATCGAAGACAGCAAGGCTATAATGGCTACCGCGGAGGCATTGAAGAAGGGGTTTGAAGCTAACCCTAACGCTACCGTACGCAAACTCGCTAATAGCTGCGGCGTAAAGAACTACATGGGTTTGCTTAACGCCAGCCGTAAGCCTGTTGCTGGAATGACCTACGACCCGGACGCATTAAACTACGACGCTATGGCAAAAGTATTATTGCGGAATGGCGTTGACGCAGCTACCATAGATTGGGCGGAGGTTGCGGCGGAAACGCAGCGCGCCCCGGGGACGGTAGTTAAGGACCTCAGTGCGTTTAACGTCGGAATGAAAGTATACCTGCGCAGGGAACCCACCACACCGTACACCATAGTTTACAAAACTGAAACGCACATCGTGCTGTTGTTGGAGGGAAGCACGGAGCCGTTAGCTTGGAAGAACACAACCTTCCTTTTCAACGGTCCGCAGTTCACCCCTCGCGAAGCTAAGCCGGCTGAGGCCGACACCAGCGAGGAGGTTGATGGATGATAAACATCATAGCCTTCCTGTGGGGCTTATTCAGCGAATTGTTGCGGGATAAGCCTCACGGCCGGCGCTAATCAGCCGGCGCTAACCCACGAGCGACCTCGCGCAAGGGTTGGGGCAGAGACCTCGCCCTTCACCGCTTCACCTGTAGGGTACGCTCCTTAAATAGTTACTGACCTATCAGTCAACTGTATCGTCGAAGGTTTCCTTTATATATAAAAAAACTAAGTTCGAGGATTGTTGAACTGATAGATTGCATTGCTAGTGACTTTATTTTATTGATTTTTCGTTTTCACTTTCGCTCACTCTTTCTTTCTCTTCCTATATTTATTGTTTCTCTTTTATTTATTATTATTAAAAAATGAGAAACAATGTATATAAATATACATAGAAAGAAAGGGAGACTAATAGTGAGAACTATCAGTTCAACAATCTTCAAATTAAAAAAAATATATATAGGGAGACCCTTGCACGATACGGTTGACTGACAGATGAACAACTAGTGATAGCTACTAGTACAAAAATTACAATTGAGTTTATTGAAAGGGATATAAGTATGAATGAACAAAACACCGCTATACTACGCTCAGAAATTGAGCAGCTAACTAAAATTGAAGCTGAAATTGACCGCTTGCAGCGTCGCAGGGAAGTCATCCGCAACAATCTGCGGGTAGTTATCCTGGCCAAGCAGTCGTCACCCGAGTCGACCACGCTAAACACGCTAAACACGCAGACGCTTGAATTAGCGGTGCCGAGTGCTGGTGTGACTTTGAGGCTAACTACCTCAACAACCAGGCGAATTGACACCACGAAGTTAAGAGCTGATTTGCCTGATGTTGCAGAGAGGTACACGAAGCTGGTCCTGAGGGAGCAGCTAACGGTGAAGACCGGGCTGCCTATTCCCGCAATTCCTCAGCCGTCTGCGTTGGTCAAGGAACAGGAGGTGAATTGAAATGAAATTAGATTTGCACACGATTGCAGGGGCTGCGAAGGCCTGGGGCGAGATTGCTCGCGGCAATTTGATTAGCGGCATTGCGGATGTTCAGCAAAATAGACTGCAGATGACCTTGCCCGACTTGCTCAGTGCCCTCCGCAACCAAAACGAAAATTTGGCGACCCTGCACGCAAGGATTACTTCGGACAACTACTTCTGTGTTGACGTGGATGGGATTACGTTCTTTGCTATTCTTGATAAGGGTAACCTGAACGAGTTCGTTGAAGCCCTCAACAGAGAAGAGGTGATAGACGATGACAAAGATTAAGTCC